AAGATTTATACTGTTGGAAACACGGCATACTTTCAAACTTTTCTTGAAATGTTGAGTAAATTTCATCATGATCATAAGTGAATGTGACATCTTTTTTATTTGTAAAAGTTATTACTGTATTATTTCCAAGTAATGATTTTCTGATTACAAATCTTTTTGTTGTTAAGTTATTAGTTTTCATATTGTTATTTATTTTATTTATTTATATTTAGTTTAGTTTATTATATTATCTATTTAGTTTAGTATTTAGTTTGTAAAAGTGTAACTTTGTTTATTTATTATTTATTGTTAGGAAGTCCAGCACTTGAATTCTCAATGATTTACATTTTAAATTCCATTAAATGAAATGTATTGAATGATACCAAACTTAGTAATCATATATAATACTGTAGTTACAAAAGATATTATAGATATTTTTAGTAATGTTAATTCGATGTTGTTAATTAAAGATTTCATATTTATTTATTTTAAGTTAAGTTTATAATTGTTTAATTGTTTATAGTATTATCAGCTGTACATCGTATTTAGTTTGTACATATTTATTGAAAATATCGAACGAAAGGGGGCCTAAATTAAAAAAGTCTAAAAACTATGGCAAAATTATATAAAATTATGGCCGGCCGCTAAAATTAAAAATCATTTTGTTTTAAGAACGTAAATAGATTAGGTAGGGGGCAACACAACACTTATATATTTGCAATTATAGGGTGACATTAGCCTGTTAAAGCTACCTAATAAGGGGCATTTGTCACCCCCTTCACTAGGTAAAAACGAGTATTTCTATGTAATATAGTAAAATAAGACAAAAAAATTAATTATTATGGAAAAAGAACTAGGGCCAATGGCCAAATTACATTACGGACCAGATAATAAGGCTCTAGGAAATGGTAAAAACAACACTAACTCAGAAGATATGGGTAAAATAGCCCAAAGTATGGCATCTGCTGGTATAGCTGGAGCTGTAGGAAGTGCAGTTGGAAAATCATTACCAAAAAGTGACACTATTAAAGTCCCTAAAAAATACAAAACAGGTGATTACGTAGAAGAATACAAGCTTGAAAAACTAATTAAGAAACAAACAGGTGATTTCCCTCAAACAAGCGTCCAAGATTACTCAGAAGTAAAGAAAGACAGCAAAGGGAAAAACATTGTAGTAAAATTAAAAGATTAAATAATAAAAAAATGGCTTATAAAAACAAAAAAGGTGCTACAGCAATGAAAGAAAAAGGTGTTATGGCTTATAAAGAAGGACCAATGGCTTCTAAACAATCACCAGCTGAGCATTACGCTATGAATGCTAGACATGATATGAAAACCGGTGAAGGAACTAAAGCAGATATTGCTTATGACATAAAGAAATCTTCTGAATACGGTTATATGACATCAGCAGATAAAGTACATCGACACAGAAGAGGTGCTACTGCAATGATGGATAAAGGTGCTACTGCAATGACACCTACTGAAAAAGGTATAAAAGGACTAGGTTCTAGTAATAAATCAGAAGGTAAATATATTTAATGCCAATAATATATTTATATCCTAATAAAACAAACCCAACTTCTGGAGACTTATTATTAGTATCTGATATTTCTGCAAGTAATCAAACTAAAAAAATCACTATTGGAGATTTAAAAGATCCATTAGATGTTGTAGATTCACTTGTTGCTACTCTACCTATACAAGTATCTGGATCTACTGGAGATGTTACTATATCTTCTAGAGCTTATAGCGGTGGCGCTACTACAGGATACGTTCCTACAGGTGGATCAGCTTCTACTTTTTTAAGAGGTGATGGTACTTGGGTAACCCCATCAGGTGGTGGTGGTAGTTCTTATCAAGCAGGAAACGGTATTGATATAGATACTACTACTAATCCAGATACATTAAATACTGGTTTATTTTCAAATGGTGGTTTAGTATTTAATACTGCTAAAATGCAAGTTGATTTAGCTGCTACAGCTATGTCAGGAGAATTAAGAGCTGTAGATGGTGGAACTGGTCAAAGTATTTACGGTGTTGGAGACTTGTTATATGCAGAAACAACTACTACTTTAGCAACTGTAAGTATAGGAACTGCTGGTAAAATATTAAGTGTTAATAGTCTAGCTACCTCCCCAGAGTGGGTAACTAACCTAGTAGGGCAAGAAGTTGTAAGTGGTTACATGTTGGTTGGAAATGGTACAAGCGCTTTGACACAGCTAGATACAACTGCTAAAGGTACAATAGCTATAGGAAACGGAGCTACTACAACAACTCAAGCTGTTGGAACAGATGGATATTATTTAAAAGCTAGATCTGCTGAATCAACCGGTGTGCAATGGGCAACTATACCTGTAACTTCTTTTTCTACTGGAGACAGTGAAAGACTAGTAACTGCTACAAGTGCAAGTGGTATACAAGGTGAAACAAATTTAACTTTTGATGGTTCAGAGCTTACGGTAACGGGTACTATAGCCAGTGGTAATATAACATCTAGCAACGGCGGAGCTCCTGGAACAGGTTTGGTTAGAGGTACTTATTATTCTCAAGACAACACAGCTGGATTAACTACAACTATAGCTGTTAGGAATGGTGCTAATTCTGCGTCTTTAACTTTTACAATTAAAAACGGACTTATAACAGCCATTGTATAATGGATTTAATACAAGACTGGAGTATTGATGATAAAAAAAAGTTATTAAATAGAATATTAGAAGTTTTAGGTGATAAAGAATATGTAGATATAGCAGTTTATGGAAGTAGAGTTAGTGGAGATTTCACAAATAAGTCTGATATTGATGTTGGTATTTATGTGGATGAAATAAAAAGATGTCCATGTTGCAACTTGCAACCTAAAGAAATAACAAGCTATGTAAATGGCATATACCATCCTGAAAATGAATTAGGAAATTGGTTTATAATGGATATAACTTTTCACTTAGTTAAAAATATTAAAACTAATAATTGGTCAGAATTTAACCAAACATATGATTTACCTAAGTATTCTTTAATAACTAATGAATACTATCCAGGTAATAAAAAAGAAATTAAAGCTTTTAAAATTAAAAAATATTAAATAACCGAACTATCAAGTGATAGTATATAATAACCAACGTTTAACTTAAAACCAAACACAATGACGTTTTTATATACCCGTACTAATACGTGGAGTAGTACACCACAACCAAATGAAGAGACCATTAAGCTATGGGAACATATTTCACAGAAGAAAAACTGGAGAATAGTTCAACTACCTAATGGATTTTTACAAACCGAATACAATAAAATCGATACAGATGATTGGATCGATGTTACCAGAAGAGAAACAATAGCCGGTGCAGAAGCTGCAATAGACAGTTCTATTGAGCACTACACTAAAAAGCTAGAGTTTACCAAAGGACCGAAAGTAGTTAAGACCTTCGAGTAGTATTCAAACACAATTATATTAAATTAAATTAAATGCAAGAATTAAAGTTAGTTAAAAACCTGACTTTTGGCGAAACAGCTAGGAGTCAGGTATTAACTGGGGTAGAAAAATTAACCAACGCTGTTGGCTCTACTCTAGGTGCAAGTGGTAAATGTGTTATATTAGAAGATAAAGCAGGTATACCACAGATAACAAAAGATGGAGTAACAGTTGCTAATAGTATAACGTTACAAGATCCATTAGAAAATATTGGAGCTACGCTAATAAAACAAGCAGCTCAACGAACAGTATCAGATGCCGGTGATGGTACAACTACAGCCACAGTGTTAGCTAAAGCTATATTAGATGAAGCACAGTCTCATTCCTTATTAGATGATGAAAGAGGCATGAAAGAAGGAATAAAAATTGGTGTAACAAAAGTTATTGAGTATATAACTAAAAATTCTAAAAAAGTAACTGGTAAAAAAATAGATCAAGTGGCTACTATATCTGCTAACAATGACAAACACCTAGGTAAAATAATAGGTAAGGCTTTTAAAATGGTAGATGAAACAGGTATTGTTATGATGGAAACAAATGAACAACCTGAAACAGTAGTTGAATTAATTGAAGGTGTTCAATATGATCAACCTTTGAAAAGCAACCACTTTATTACCAACAAAGAAAAAGGAACGGCTGAATTAGATAATCCGCTAGTGCTCATCGTTGAGTCACAAATAACCAACATAAGGAAAATTCAGTCTGTCCTTGAATATATTATTAAAAGTGGGAAAAGCTTACTTGTTATAGCAGATGTTGATCCACAAGTAGTATCCGCTTTAGCAATGAATAAGTCTAAAGGAAATATAAAAATAAACGTAATAGACGCTCCTATATATGGAATAAACAAAAAAGATGTATTAGAAGATCTTTGTACTGTTACTGGAGCTACGTTAATTAATGAAGATTTAGGAGATGACATGGATTTAATACAAATAGAGCATTTAGGCAAATGTATTAAGTCTGTTACTAATCACGAAGAAACAGTTTTACAAGTAGATCTTTCTGATAAGAACGAAATTAAAGACACTGTTAAGTTATTAGAAAACCAAATTAAAGAAACTAAAAACCCAAATATCATTGTAAGACTAGAAAAAAGACTATCTAAGCTAAAAGCAAAAGTTGCTGTAGTAAAAGTTGGTGCTAATTCAGAAGTTGAACTAAAAGAAAAAAGGGACAGGGTTGAAGATGCTATTTGTGCTACAAAAGCCGCAATAAAAGAAGGAATAGTCTCTGGAGGCGGCATAGCTTTATTAAACGCTAGCATGCATTTAGAACCAAAATCAATAGGTGAAGAAGTATTGTATGAAGCAATACGCAAGCCATATGAGGTTATATTAAAAAATGCAGGCGTAAAAGAATATGTTGATCCAGATGAAGAAGGTAGAGGATTAGATGTGGTTACAGGAAAAACGGTGGATATGGTAAAAGCCGGAATTATAGATCCTTTGCTAGTAACAAAAAGCGCTCTTCAAAATGCGGCTTCAGTAGCAACTACTATATTATCTACAGATTGTGTAGTTAACAATGTTAGGATATGAGAGCAATAGGTAAGTATATAGTTATTGAACCTATCAAGGAAATTAATACCACTACTAAAGGTGGATTAATACTAGCTGAAAAACAAAGGGAAGATGTTAGGTACAGAAGAGCTAAGATTGTAAAACCTGGCTCTGATGTTTCTTTATTGAAAATAGATGATGAAGTCTATTATGATAAAGCAGCGGGTTTTAATATTGAAATAAACAAACAACAATATAAAGTTATTAAAGAACAAGATATTGTTATAGTTCTATGAGGAAATTAACATCTTCTGACTTAAAAGAATTAAAAATTTTAAAGCATTATAGAATAATACGAAAATGGGCTTGTAAAAGCTTTGATCTTAATGACGCAGATTTAGAGTTATTGATTTATTTAGATGCTATTGATTTTTTTAATAAAAATGATTTTATAACAGGTACATATTCTTATAGCTGGGATAACAGGCGCTGGAACAGATTATTGAAACAAGGGTGGATAGTTGTGTGGAGAAAAAGAAACCGCACCACTCAAAAATATCATATATATAAAGTTTCTTACAAGTGCAAACAGTTAATAAGCAGGATGTATCGTATAATGTTAGGGGAAGAAGATATTCCTGATAAATTACCAAAAAATACGTATTCAAATAAAGTTTTAAGTTTTTCTATTAATAACTTAAATAAAGATAAAAACAGATAATATGGAAATAAGTCCAATAGATATAGCAGCTTTGTCTAGTCCAATTCCTTTACCAGGTGAAACATCGACTGTTAGTCCTGGTAGTTTTGGTATAAATACACAGCAGAATTTCCAAGCTATGACTAGAGGATCTGGCGTGTCTAGTCCTATAGGAACTGGAAACACTACCACGCCACTACCTATTAGTAGTACTGATAACGTAGCTCAAGCATCTGGACAAATAACAGGTGCAGCTTTAGAATCTGGAGGCTCCAATGTTGGCGGTGTAGTACAGCAAGCACCTAAAGAAGATCTTGCTACTAATATTGAATTTGCTACATTAGAAGATCAAAACCTAGCTAAAAGAGAAGAAAACTACCAAGAACAAGTAAGTGACTATCAAAAAGCTTTTGAAGGAGATAGTGGTGAGAAAAAATCTATAAAAGAATCTTTAGAAGCTGCAGGAGAAGAATATGTAGCTACTGGAGGATTAGGCGGCTATAGTCTTGGTAAAGCTGCTAAAGCTTTTAGAGATTCTAGAAAAGGAGAGCAGTCTGGTATGTCAGCTGCGAGAGGTGTAAAAAGAGAAGATAGAAAAGCAGATAGAAAAGCAAGGAAAGGAAAAACTTTTAATGAAGAAACTGGAAAATACGAAAAAACTGGAGAAAAGTTAAAAGGTAAGGAAAAGAGATTAATGAGAAAAGCTCAAAGAAGACAGCGTAGATCAGCTTTTAAAGACTTTAAAGACAATTTAGAAATACAAGCAGAAATAGAAGCTTCTAATTTATAAAATAAAAAAAATGAGAAAAGGAATAACAGGATCAGGAGTTAAACTTCCTACACCAAAAAGATGCATGCCAGTTGGCACAAGAAACATGGACTCAAGAGATGAAAATATTGAGGTAGGTTTAGAGATAGATAACGTTCCTTACAAAGGTAACGCTAATCTATTAGCACAAAAATAATGACAGTGGAGGACTTAAAGCTCTACTGCCTGAATATAACTTCAGCAACGGTTGTTAGTCTAGGATGGCTAGAGCCAATATTGTCTATACTATTATTATTAACTACCTTAGGCTACACAGCTCATAAATGGTATTTATTAAAAAACAAATGAGAAATATAAAAGAAATAATTATTCACTGCTCAGCTACAAGAGAAGGCCAAGATATAAGTGTTGATACTATAAGAAAGTGGCACGTAGAAGGTCGTGGCTGGTCAGACATAGGCTATCATTTTTACATTGACATAAATGGTGAAATAAAAAAAGGTAGAGATATAGCTAGAATCGGGGCTCATTGTTCAGGGCATAATCGTAATTCTATCGGTGTATGCTATTGCGGAGGCGTTGAGGAAGACGGCAAGACCCCGAAAGATACTAGAACAGAAACACAAAAGCAAAGTTTACTTGCGGTACTTAGAACTTTAAAAGCTATGTATCCAGATGCTGCTATATATTCACACAACGAATTTGCTAACAAGGCTTGTCCTAGCTTCGATGCAACTGAAGAATATAAAGATTTATGAAATCAAAAGGTTTAGGAGACAGTATAGAAAAGTTTACTAAAGCTACTGGTATAAAAAAATTAGCTGATAAAATACCGGGTGGCTGCGGATGTGACCACCGTAAAGAGTGGTTCAATAAAAATTTTCCATATAACATGAATAAAAAATAAGTTATGCCTAAGAAAAAAGATGATATAAGCATTGATCCAAAAAACAAAGGTAAGTTTACTAAATGGGTAAAGAAAAATATGCCTGGTAAATCTACTTGTGATGGAGCTGATGCTGTAATGAAAAACAAAAAGAAATATAAACCAGCTGTTGTTAAAATGGCTAACTATGCTAAAAATTTTGGTTGTAGTGTAGAAGGTAAAGGTAAAGGCCCTACTGCTAAAGATGTATCTGGAGATGGTAAATACACTAAGAAAGATTTTTTAATAAACATAGGTGTTTTAGATAAAGAAGGTAATAAAGTAAAAAAGAAGTAAGTTATGGCATACAAACAAGAACCAGGTAGAGGACCAGCTGCAACATTTAAAAATTTATTAGATAAAAAATTAATAAAATCTGAAGGTCCTACTGCACCAATATTTAAGCCAAAAGCTCAAAGACAGGCTGAAAAAGATGCTCAAAAAAGAAAAAGACAAGCTAAAAAAGGTACTAAATCTACTAAAAATAAAACTGGTAAATATATATCTAGTAGCTATACTGATAGAGCAGATGCAGAATTACAATCAAGTGGCGGTGGAGAGGTAATACAAGGTGTTGCTCAATCGCTAGTTACAGATCCTAAAACTCTTTCTGGAGATAAAACAACTAGCAACTTTACAAGAAGCGTTCTTGATGCAAGCAGAAACGAAGCAGCAAGTAGAAAAATGCTTAAAGAAGAAAGTTTAGGAAAAAGTGATGCTGGTAAAGACTTATATTCTGTACAGAAGGTGGCACCAGTAGAAGGTGGTACTTATGGAAAACAATTAGGTACTTCTGTTTTTCAAGTGGGAAAGCTTAGAAAAGATAAAACTTTATCTAAACTTAATAAATCTGAAGGAAGAGGAGATGCTTATGATTACGATATTAAAAGAAAAGTTGAAATAAAAAATCCTTTATTACAAAAAGAAAATATAACTGAAAAAGTTCAAGCACAGTATTTAGATAAAAGCGGCAATAAAAAAGATCTTAAAGGTGCAGAATTTTCAAAAAACGTAGGTACTAAAACAGCAACATATAAAGAGCCTGCAACTTATAAATTTTCAAAATTTAAAGGAAAACTAGGATCAGGTGAAAAAACAAAAACACTTGTAAGCAAAAGTGATTTAGCTTTTAGTGGCCAGTCAAAAGATCAAGTAAGATCAAGAACAAAAGGTAAAGTTAAATTTGTTAACCAAAAAAGAATAGATAAAAAATTAAATAAATTTCTTGGATACAAATCTAATAAAATTGGACAATTTGAAAGTAGATTAGCGGCTGGTGGTAAAAAAGGATTTTTAGGAAAAACAGCTAAAGACAAAGGTTACACTAATACTTTTGAAAGTGCTTTAGACGAGTTGTCTTCTGGAACAAGAGCTCCATCAAAAATAGGTAGTAAAAAAAAGAAAAAATAAAATAAATATTTAAATTGTAAGACAAATTATCAATATGTGATACTATATATAGTACAAACCAATAAACCTATATATATATGAAAAATACAATTTTAACCGCTTTAACACTATTTTGTTTTAATTTTTATTCTCAACAATTAGTATCTGATATAGTTGAATGCACTATTAATAATGAAAAATTTTTAAAATCATTATACAATAAAAAAATAAATACACAACAACTTTTGCTAGATAGTGGATTTGTTATAAAACACAAATGGAAAGATTTTAATGCTCCATACAGGAACGATTCTATTATAATTTGGGAAAGAGATATTGATGATCAAACTATCATGATTGACTATGTTGATTGTAAAGATGAAATTTATAGATTAGATAGGTATTTCTTTGTAAGTTCCGTGAATGATATTTTACCTTATATACCTCATTTAAAATCTCAAAGTTATTTAGATGATAACAAAAGATTAAATAGAACTTATAGAAAATACAGAGTAACATTACAAAAAGGTAGAATAGTATCTTTTTTATTTATACCTTTTGGACACGAATTTTATGATGAAAAAAACATTTAAAGAAACTAAAGTAGGTGCTTTTCTAGCGAGTAAAGCACCTAAAGTATTACAAGCTCTTGGAGATGTGCTACCTAATCAAGGTACACTAGGTGTAGTAAAAAATCTTATATCAAGCGATAATAATATTGACGTTGTAGATAAAGAAGAAGCCATGAAGCTTATAGAG